CTTTGAGATTGCTAAGCCAGGCAAGGTGCCACGTATGATTGGTGATCTTGGAGTGCATGCCTCTTTACAGGGATTCAGAATTACCAAGTATCTAAAATACGCTATGGCCAACAATATCCTTGAATACAAGGGTGGCCAAATCGAATTCTGCCCCACACCAACTCCACGAGCCCTTGAGCGAGTTTTCAATAACCTCATCGATCCTCCCGGAGCTTTTTATTTCGTCTATTTTTCTGACGATTCTTGTGTTTCAATCCGTACGTCATCTGGAGTCAAGAGATTTAATGTAGATATCTCTTCCTGTGACGCGTCCCACACTACTGCACTTTTTAATGCTATGCTTTTACTCGTTCCCGACGTCGCTATTGGGGATATGAAAGCATTAATTAATCAGTGTAGAACACCTATAACCATCAGGAACCTCGAGGGTCCTGGAAAGGTTACATTGAAACCAACCGGGCCTCGATTATATAGCGGATCAACTCTCACCACCGCCATCAACAATCTAGCTAATATATTAATCGGCATCAGTATCGCCGAATCCGATTGCCAATGTGCCGCTGACATTACGCGGGCTGCTAGTAAAGCCGGATACATTGTCACTTGTGACGATTGTTCCGATTTCCACAAACTTCAATTTCTGAAACATTCTCCAGTCATTGACACTATGGGAAATCTCCGTGCTTTGCTTAACATCGGGGTTCTTTTACGACTAACAGGTACCTGCAAAGGGGACCTGCCCGGTTCTAAGAACACCCCACTCCGCACTCGAGCTTTAGCCTTCCAATCTGCTTTGCTGCAGGGAGCGTACCCCCGTACTTCTTTCACACTCATCGATCGTATGAAGAAGTCCGCCGGCACCACCAATGCAAAGTGCGTTCGGATGGTTAACACTATGCTAGAACACAAGATCGCGACCACTGACGAAGACGAATCGTTCTCTGTTTCTTCTGAAGAGGTCTACTCTCGTTACGACTTAACCGCACTGGAAATTTGCGAATTAGACGATGAGTTCGGTCAATGTACATACACCCACCACTACACTTCGACAGGCACTGCAAAGATCCTGTCAATGGATTACGGACTCTCTGGTAAAGAGTTGTAATCTAATGTCCCATAAAAC